GCCGCCGACGCCCGCGAGACCGCAAAGGCCTACTTCGAGTCCGAGGGTTCCCTCGGACGCAACAGGTCCCTCCTGCGCGACATGGCCGACGACTACGAAGACCGCGCCACGTCCCTGGAGCGCGCCGCCGCCGCCGCACAGACCGAACGGGATGCCCTGGCCGACTCGGAGGCCATCCTGCGCCGCTCCGCCCGCTTCTACGCCTCCCGCGGGTCCGCGTACGCGCCGGGCGGGTCGGTCTACCGATCCCAGGTCCCCTACGCGACCGGAGGTCGATCCTGATGCCGCTCACCGCGACCGCGACCCCCGATGCCGTCCTGGGGACGTACATGGTCCTGCGCGCCACGGGTGGAACGGCCCCCTACTCGTGGACCGCGTACCCGAACGGCGGCACCGCCTACACCGTGCCCCGCACCGTCGCGGACCCGACCGGCGCGACCACCGTGGACGGCCTCGCCCCGCTGGGCCGTGAGGTGACCTACCAGGTCCGCGACTCCGCCGGCGCATCGTTCGACGTGACCGCGCAGCTCCCCGACGCCCCTAGTGCGGTCCTCTCCGACGCCCTCAACCCGGACCGCGCCCTGTTCGTCACCGTCTTGGACCAGCTCCCCAACGAGTGGGCGGCCCGATCCGTGTGGTTCGACGTCCTGGACCGACGTGACCCGTTCGTGGCGCTCGCCCCGATGAGGTTCCGCAACGGCACCATTGTCGTGCGCACCGTGACCGCCGACGAGCGCCGCGACCTGTTCGACATGCTCACTCCCGGCGGCCCCCTGGTGCTGCGGTCCCCGTGCGCCGCCGCCGTGGATGACCTCACGATCCTGGTCAATCAGGTGAGCGAGGAGCTGACGGTGGAGTCCGCGAAGACCGGTCCCCGGTCGTGGTCTCTGACGTATCAGGCCGTGTCCAGCGAGCTCGGCCCCTACCTGCCCGACCCGGACTGGGACTGGGACGGCGTCGTCTCCGACCCGCGTAACCCGTCGTGGGACGTGGTCGCCGCGTCGTTCACGTCGTGGGACGACCTGGTCACCACCACCCGGAAGCCGTGACCGGCCGTGCCCATCCCTGTCCCCGCTGACGTGGTCGCCGCCTACGGGCGCACCGCGCCGGCCCCGTTCGCCCGCCTGCGGTTCACCCTCGACGGCCAGACCCCGATCACCGTGCAACCGCTGGAGGGAGACCTGACGTGGGATGCGTCCCGGTGGCCCCGCTGCGAGCTGCGGGCCGTCCTGCCCACCACGATCACCCCCACCACCCTCCCGCCGGCCCTCTCCGCGTACGGGGGCCGCGTCACCGTGACGATGGGCGCGAGGATCGCGGGCCGCTCCTACCAGTTCACCGCCGCGACCCTGACCGTCGCCCAGGTGGACATCTCCCGCCCTGACGGCCGGGTGGAGGTCCTGGCAACCTCGTTCGAGGCCGTGGTGAACGAGGATCGCTACGACCTGCCCACCAACAACGACGCCGGCGACCTGCGCGACGCCGTCCCGGTCATCGTGCGCCGCACCCTGCCAGGCGTGGCCGTCGTGGACCAGCTCGGCGCCGCCGGGTCCACGATCGTCCCCGAGGGTGCTTACGTGCTGGACTCGGACGTGTGGCCGACTGTGGAGCGCCTCATGGCCGACCACGGGGCGGAAGCGTGGTTCGACAACCTGGGGCGCCTCGTCCAGCGGCCGGTTCCCGTGGTGAAGACCACCCCTGACCTGACGATCAAGGTCGGCGGGGACGGGGGAGCCCTCACCGCCTACGACTCGTCCCGCCGGTGGGGACCCAACCGGGTCGCCCTGGTCTACACCACCCCCGACTACGAGGGCCGCACCCGCCACCAGTTCACCGACCTCACGACTGGGACCAGCCCCGGCATGGTCGGCGTCAACAACACCAACCCCGGCTCGGCGACCCTGGTGCGCGTGCACCGGCAGGACGTGGACGGCACCGACGTGGCCGACCAGTTCGCCGGCCTGCGCGCCGGGGACCGGGTCCGCCTCGTGGACGACGACACCGCCCTGCGCAAGCCGTCCCGCGTGGTCTACGAGGTGACCGCACCGCCGACCCTGACCGCGTCCGTCATCTCGATCCCCGTCCGCGTGGTCCGCGCCGTGAAGGCCACGAGCTCGCCGCCGCTGTTCCCCGTGGACACCGACCTCGACGTGTACGTGAGCATCAAGCCGAGGCGCCGCGTCGGCCTCTGGGAGGACACCGTGACCACGTCCCCCACCAGGGTCTCCGGCCCCTACGGGCGCCACACCTACCGGGAGGACCTCCCCGTGGAGCGCGGCGAGCTCCCCACCCAGGACGAGGCCGACGCCGCCGCCCTCGGGATGGCCCGCCGCGTCGTCGGTCGCCTCCGGGGTCTCACCGTGCGCGCCGTGCCCGCGCCCTGGCTCCTGCCCGGCGACACCGTCCGCCTGCGCCTGCTCGGCGGACTCACCGAGGACCACGTCGTGCAGGCCGTCACCCACCCGCTGTCCGGGCTCGACGTCATGGAGCTCACCACCCGCGACGCCGCCTACACCGGCGGACCCATCTAGGAGGAGACCCATGCCCAACACCACCAGGGGACTGCCCTACCCCGCAGGGTCAGACACCCCGGACGGCGCGGCCCAGATCGAAGCCCTCGCCCGAGGGATCGACGCCGTCTACCTGCCGCCGGGGTCCCGCGCCCTGCAGGCCAACGGCCTGTCCGTGCCCAACAACACCGCGTTCAAGATCACCGGCGGGTACGTGGCCGTGGGCGACGACGAGGGAAACGGGGTCCTCAACTACGCCGCCGGCATCTTCACCGCCACGCGGGGATGCATCGTGGACGTCATGGCGTTCGTGTCCTGGCCGGCCAACACCACCGGAGAGCGCCGCCTGGACGTCGTGATCGGCGGCAACACCTACCGGGCCACGACCACCGCCGCCGCCACGACCGCGAACATCGGTCAGGCCGTGACCATCCCCGGCGTCGGGCTCACCACGGGTCAGACCATCCAGTGCACCCTCTTCCAGAACAGCGGGGCCGCCGTGACCCCGTTCCGCCACGAGCTGCGCGCCATCCTGCGGAGGCTGACATGACCGACACCGACGACCTCATCGACCCGGACGACCTGCTCCCACCCGACGACGACCAGGACCCGCCCGGCACCGACGACGAGGAAGGGCCAGCCGATGAGTAACCGGGTCCGCACCACAGACGACGGCCTGGCCCGCATCCGCGCCAGCATCGGCGCGTCCACCTTCCACGGCATCACCGTGCAAGGGCACTGCATGGGCATCGTGGCCCGCACCTGGCGACTCCCGTCCCAACCCGCCGGGTACGGGACCGCGTTCGACGGCGCCCAAGCCGTCCAGCGCGCCGGCCGCCTACGCGCCGGGCAGGACCCCCCGGTCGGGGCGCTCGCGTGGTGGGCGCACCGCACCAGCGACAACCGGCCCGGCCACGTCGCCACGATCAACCGGCCCGGTCACTGCCTCGGGAACGTCGGCGCCACGATCCAAGAGGCTCGACTCTCACAGTTCGGCAACCTGCGCTGGTTGGGCTGGTCCTGGCCCGCCGACGTCCCCGGATGGGGCACCGCCGCCCCGCCCACCAACCCCGACCCTGGAGACGACATGCCCCTCACCAACGACGACGTAGACCGCATCGCCCGCCGCGTGTGGGAGTTCATCGGCGGGTCCGAGACCCGCACCACGTACGCGATCCTGCGGAACCTGGCCCGCGACGCCGCCCGCGAGACATGGGCATCCCAGTGGCGGGAGTACCTCGACGAGAACGGCAACGGCACCCGCGAGGACCGCACAGCCTCGGACATCCTGTTCTCCACCCACGCCGCATCCGTGCGCGCCGACCGGCAGACCCGAGGGTGAAGTTCCATCCCGAGTACGCCAGATGGCCGACCCTGCTCGGGGCCGTCACCTTGACCGGCGCCGGCCTCGGGCTAGACCTGGCCGAGCCGGCCTCGTCGCCGTTCGCAGCGGCCTGCCTGGCCCTAGGCGCGGTCTCCTTCGGCGCGTTCATCTACGCCGAGGGCGCCCGGCACCGCGACTGGACCGAGGCCGAGCGCGCCGAGCGCCCCGACCGTCCTACGGGGGATGAGGACGGACCGGGGCGCTCGAGCTCGAGGCTAGGGGACGGCACCGACGGCCGCGCGTAGCGCCTCGTCCGCCAGCTGCGCGTATACCTGGGTCGTCGCCGGCGACGCATGCCGTAGAGCCCGCTGGGCCCGGTACAGGTCTCCGGTCGCCTGATAGACCGCGGTGCCGTAGTAGTGCCGCAGCTGGTGGAACCGATCGGCCGCGCCGTGCTCGCGCAGGATGCGCCCCGCCCGCCGCGACACCGTGTGAGCCGACGCCGGCCACAGTCGCCCCCCGCCGGCCTGCTCGCACCACGGGGCCAGGACGACCCCCAGCCGAGGATGCAACGGGACGGCCGCCCGTTGGCCCCCCTTCCCGTCGACGTAGAGCACGCCGGCGACGGCGTCGACGTCGTCACCGCGTAGGCCGGCGACCTCCGAGGCCCGCAGACCCGCCCACCGCCCGCACGCGATCCATGCCGCCTCGAGCGGCGGGGCCGCCAGCTGCGCGGCCGTCAGGGGGCCCAGCCGCGCCGGCCTGGGCACCCCCCTGGGGGCCCGCGGGATGGGCAGGTCGGTCGGGGTCCCGATCCACTGGCACCACTGCCGCCAGGTCACCGCGTACTGGCGGCGCGTCGCCGGCGAGAGGCCGGCCCGCCCGATCCACCGTTCGGCCGCCGCCTCGTCGACGTCGCCGACCTCGAGCGCGCCCAGGTCCCGATACAGGGCCCGCACCACGCGCACCCGGACGGCCACCGTTTCCCGTGCACGGCCCGCCGCTCGGAGCCGATCGGCCCACCTGACGACCTCGAGCGCCACGGGACGCGCGCCGTTATCAGTTGGTATCGGTTCCATGAGGTTCCCCCTTGCGCGGTACGTGTGGGCGGGGTCACAGTGAACACCGCCCTTATCGGCGTGTCGATCATCGGCCCGCCACGTACGTAAGTTGAGGATACGCGCATGAGCGAATCAGACAAGAAGCCGTACGACGACAAGGTGAACAAGGCCATCCGGCTCCTGGTGGAGGCCCAGGGCTGGACCCTCGCGCAGCTGGCCGAAGAGGCCGGCATGTCTTCTGTTGTGCTCTACCAGAAGATGCGTCGCCAGCAGCGCAAGCGCCTTACAGGAGAGGACGTAGCCCGCCTGGCCGAGGCGTTGGGAGTGGACCCGTTCGCCATCGCCACGGGCGAGATTCCGCCTCTCAAGCTAGCCGACGACGGCCCCTTCAGCGTTACCCGTCGATACCGGCTGGAACCAGCGGGATGAGCACGGGTCGAGCCCTTGCCCGCGAGCACCTCGCCGACGTCGCCGGCGAGCTGCGCTACTGCTCCGGCCCGCTGGTCCCGTGCATGCGCGCGGGCATCCTCATCCGCGAGCAGGCCCGCCACCCCGACCCCGTTCCGTGCGTCGGCTGCTCCCTCGTCGTCCGTATCGCGCGCTGGGTAGTCGATGCCCGCCGCGACCCCGTCACCGGCAAGCCGATCGGCGGCCACCTGTGCACCCGCTGCGACCCGTTCATGAGGCCCATACGAGAGGCGAAGACGTGAGCGCCCTGACCATCGTCTGGGGGGACCCCGTGCCCCAGGCGACCATCGAGTCCCACCGCCGGCACGACCCCGACACCGGCCGAGTCCACGAGTCCTACCTCTGGGACTGCGAGTGCGGCGCCCGCGGGCAGGCCGCCACGATCCACGACGCCAAGGCCGCCCTACGGCATCACCGCGTCGCCCGTCACCTTCCGATCGGAGCTCACGAGTGACCAGCACCATCGACACCGGCACGTACTTCGTCAACGCCCCGTGCCCCGAGTGCGGGTCGATCGTCGAGATTCTCGCCAACATCGCCTCGGTGTTGACCGTGCCCCAGGACGACACACCCCAGCTCAAGGTCCGCCTCAAGGCTCAAGCGATCGCGCACAACTGCCGTTCGGGCCGTCAGGTGTCGATCGAGGAAGCGATCTCAGAGGCCACCCGATGAGCACCGCCGCGGTGCTCGCGGTCCTGGAGCACGCCCCGCCGTGGCCGTCGCGCACCTGGAAGGTCGCTATCGCCCTCGCCGAGCGCGTGGACGGCACCACGTCGCAGGCCTGGCCGAGCCTCGCCGACCTGGGCAAGCGGGCCCAGGTGGACCGCCGCGAGGTTCGCCGGGCACTGCGCGACCTGGAGGACGCCGGGTGGATCACCTCGCAGCAGCGTCGCGCCGAGAGCGGTCGCAAGATGCCAAGCGTCTACTCCTGGCACCCGCCGATCGTGGCCGACCTGGTCCGGGGGATGGGGGGGCCGGTACCCCCAGGTGGGGGGGCGGGCCCCCTATGGGATGGGGGGGCGGGCCCCCGGGGGAAGGGGGGGCCGGTACCCCCTTCCGATGGGGGGGCGGGCCCCCGGACAAGAACCGTCACTGAACCGTCAAGAAGAACCGACAGTGAACCGTCTACCCCCTCAGTCTCGACGACTCTTGCCGCCCATCCCCAGCCTGTGGACAACGTGCGGAGTCTCACCCTCGTGGACTCGTGGGGCGACGCCCGGGCTTGCGCCGCCGGCCACCTCTCCCGCCACGGCTGGTGCCGCGCCTGCCGGGTCGCCTGGCCCGAGGGAGTCGCATGAGCTGGGGAGGGCGGGGGGTCACCCGCCTACGTCGAGCCTGGGCCGCACGCCTCCCGCTCCCGTGCCACCAGTGCGGGCGCACCGTGCACGCCGGCGACGCCTTCGACCTGGAGCACGACCCGCCCCGGATGCTCGGCGGCACCCGCGTCGTCGGGGTCTCGCACTCCTCGTGCAACCGGGCCGCCGGCGCCCGACTGGGCAACGCCGCCCGCTCGCTGGGGAAGGTGGACCGGTCGTGGTGAGCAGCTGCCCGCCGTTCTTTGACCCGGCGGGGGCGGGCAGCCCCGGCTCCTTCCCTTGTGTGTCCGATCCGGCCGAGCGGCGCCCGACCTATCAAGATCACCGAAAGTAGGCGCGGATCATGCCCTGCACGTTCTGCGATCGACCAGCGATCACCCGCGGCATGTGCGCCGCGCACTATGCCCGCGAGCGGCGCTACGGCGATCCGCTGCATGAGCCCGAGCACCGCGCCGGCCCCCTGCCCGGACCCCGGGTCAACCGGCGCAAGGGTGACCCCGGAGACACCTGGCACCGCGCCTACTGCCGGGCGCACGCCCTGGTCATGCGCACCCGCGGCCCAGCTGCAGCGCAACCGTGCGTCGACTGCGGCACCCAGGCGTACGCATGGTCCTACACCTACGAGCCCGGCGAGCTGCACCTACCCAACGCATACGGGACCCCCGAGCGCTACCAGCCGCGATGCCGCGGATGCCACGCGCGCTACGACGTCGAGCACCGCACCGGGCAGGGCGCACTGTGGACGCCCTGATCCGCGCCGGGCGCCGCCGACGCGGCCCGCTGGAGTCCGCGCTTGAGCGCGCCCTAGGTGCCCTCGCCAAGGTCGAGCGCGGTTCGGGCGCCGAGCTCGCGGACCTGCGCCGCGCGCTGCGCGACGCCGCCCTGGCCGTGGACCTGGCGCGCGCCGACGCGCTCGCCGGCGGCTCCCGTCACACCCTCGCCATCTGCCTGCGCACCTACGTGGACCTGCGCACGTCCGTGCTCCCCCTAGAGGTGGCTCACCGTGACCCGTTCGCTGACGCTTTCGCCGACCTCATGCGAGCCGAGGCAAGCGACACCGCGGGACCGTGAGTGGCCCAGCGACGGCGCCGCCGCGGCTGCAGCTGCTCGCGCGTCCGGGCGCCGGATGCCGGCGTGGGCGCGCGCCGCGGTCGACGTCCTCGGGGAGCACCACCCCGACCCGGTCGACGAGACCCCGACCGGGCGCCTGATCTACCGCTACCGCTACGAGATCGGCGTCGTGCTCGTGCCCCGCCAGTCCGCGAAGACCACGACCGCGCTCGACATCGCGCTGGGCCGCTGCCTGGCCGCGCCGGCCGCGGCGCCGTTCCTCGCCGCGTACGCCGCGCAGACCGGGCACGTCACCACCGAGCGCATGGGGGACCGGTTCACCGAGGTTGGTGCCTCCCCGCTGCTCCGGGACCGGCTCAAGCCGCGCCTGTCCCAGGGCACCGAGCGACTCACCGTCATCTCCTCCCGGTCCTACATCAAGGCGTTCCCGCCCAAGGCCGGCGCCCTGCGGTCCTCCGCCCTGGACCTCGTCATCGTCGATGAGGGCCAGGAGCACGACATGGAACCGCTGGGGCGCCTCCTCGACCACACGATCCACGGCACGTTCACCACCCGCCCCCGCCGCCAGTTCCTCATCCTCGGGACCGCCCCGGACCGGCCCGGCACCTACCTGGAGCGCTACGCCACCCTGGCTCGAGCCGGCGCCCCCGGGGTCGCCCTCATCGACTACGGCGCCACCCCCGACGAGGACCCCGCCGACCCCGCGACGTGGCACCGCCGCCACCCCGGCCTCGCCGCCGGCCTCACCGACGAAGCGTTCCTGCGCACCCAGTACGAGCTCGACCCCGCCGGGTTCGCCCGCGAGCACCTCAACGTGTGGCCGGCCGAGGGCGCCGCGTCCGGTGCCGCGATCCCCGCCTCCGCCTGGCACGCCGCCGCGCTCCCCGACGACGAGGCCCACCTCCTCGACACCGCCCGCCCCCGCCCGGACGGACTCGCCCTCGCCGTCGCCGTCGATGGGGAACGCGCGGCCCTGTGCGCGGCGTACCGGCTCGACGAGCACCGGGTGCTGGTGAAGGTCCACCACGCCGACGCTGGGACCGCCTGGACCCTCACAGCGGCCCGGGACGCCTCCCGGAGGTTCGGTCTCCCCGTCACCGTGGACGCCTTCGGCCCCGCCGGCCCCGTCGTCGACGAGCTCAAGCGCGCCGGCACCTGGCTCGACGTCGTCACAACCGGCGCCTACACCACCGCATGCGTCGGGTTCCTCGCCGACGTCATCGCCGACCCGCCCCGCCTCGTCCACCTCGCCCAGCCGGTCCTCACCACCGCCGCCCTCACCGCCGGGCGCCGCGTCCTGGACCGCGGCACCTGGGCATGGTCCAGGCGCGCCGGCGACGTCACCGCCCTGGAAGCCGCGTCCCTGGCCGCGCACGCCGCCCGCAACGCCGCCCCCGCGCCCCGCGTACGCTGACCAACCCTCAACCTCAGGTTGAAACGACACGGCTGTCATTCGTCGCCCGGGTGTGTCACCCTGTCCGCGTGACCTGGGGCGACCTCGCGGGTGCCGTCGACGCGCAGCGACGCACCCCCGTCCTCGCCACCGCGACGCCCGCGGCCTCCCCCCGCTCCACCTCGCCCGGGATCATCGAGAACGCGCGCCTCGCCTACGTCACCCGCCGCCTCGCCCTGACCATCCCCGCGTTCCGCGCCGGCCACGCCCGCATCACCAAGCAGCCCGGCACCTGGCCGCTGCGCACCTGGCGCGGGGACTACGTCCTCCCCGAACAGCCCGCGTGGCTGCGCAACCCGGACCCGCGCCGCACCTTCACCGACCTGGTCTCAGCGACCCTCGACGACGCCGTGTTCCACGACCGCGCGTTCTGGCACGTCACCCGCCGCGGCGTCGACGGGTTCCCCCTGGCCTTCGAGCAGATCAAGGCCGAACGGGTCACCGAGGGACCCGCCGGGTGGCTGGTCGACGGGAAGCCCGCCGACGCCCTCACCGGCCCCGGCCCCGTCGTCCTCGCGGACGGCCGCATCCTGGAGTCGTTCATCGCGATGACGTGGAACGGCCTGGGCGGGATGCGCGGCGCCGGCGCCGTCGTCGTTGACCTCGCCCTCGCGCTGCTCACCGCCGCCGCCCACATGGCAAAGAGCCCCATGCCCCAGGCCGCGCTCAAGCCCTCCGACGGCGCCCGCCAGCTCGACGACACCGAGATCGACGAGCTCCTCGACGAGTGGGAAGCCAAGCGCGCCGCCCGCGCCACCGCGTTCCTCCAAGGCGTCACCCTCGAATCGATCGGCTGGTCCGCCAAGGACCTGCAACTCGTCGAAGCCCGCGAGCACTCCGCACTAGAGATCGCCCGCGCCCTCGCCCTGCCAGCCCCCGCCGTCGACGCGAGCAACGGCTCCTCCCTGGAGTACTCGACCACGGTCGAGAACCGCCGCGACCTCGTCGAGGCCCTGCGCCTGTGGACCGCACCCCTGGAGCAGTCCCTCACCCTGCACGCCACCGCCCGAGGCATCGACGTCCGTTTCGACGTCACGTCCTATGTGCGCGACGACGCCGCCACGAGGATGAGCACCTGGGCGGCCGGCATCGCCTCCGGAGTCCTCACCATCGACGAGGCCCGGTCCCAGGAACCTCTGGCCACGGGAGGCACCCGGTGAGGCTGCGCGCAACCCTGCTGACCTTCGGGGAGGACTCCTCCCCGGACTGGTTCGGCGACGTCGTCACCTTCGCCCCCGGGTCCCTGTTCACCGACGACCATCAGCGTGTCGCCCTCCTCGTCCAGCACGACGAGCGCCAGGCCGCGGCCGGCTATGCCGAGACCATCTGGACCGAGGGAGACCAGGTCCTCGCAGACTTCGTCCTCCTCGACACCCCCGCCGGCCAGGCCGCGGCCGAAGAGCTCACCAACGGCGTCCGCTGGGACGTCTCGGTCGGCGTCTACGTGGAAGCGTCCGAGTTCGAGGAGCTCGACCCGCCCGAGGACCACCTCTGGCCGTGGCCGCCGCTGCGCCAGACCATCACCTCCGCCGACCTGGCCGAGGTGTCTCTCTGTCTCCGAGGGCGCATGCCTTCGGCCCGCGTCGACGAGATCGACACGACCACCGATGAAGGGATCCCGGCATGACCAGCATGCTGACCACCGACGCGGGCGAGCACCGGCAGCTCCTCGCCACCCGCGCCCAGCTCGCCGCGCAGCTCGCCGGCGACCCGACGACCGAGACCACCGAGACCACCGAGACCACCGAGACCACCGAGACCACCGAGACCACCGGCCCCCTGGACCTCTCCGAGCTCGCCGCCCGCGTCGCCGAGATCAACGCAGCCCGCTCCGCCTCCCACGCGCTGGCAGCGTTCGAGTCCTTCGGCCACTACGCCCTGGCCGTGTACCGGGGCGACGCCGACGCCGACGCGCTCGGCCTGGCTCTCGTCGACCAGGTCACCGGCGACAACCCCGGCGTGATGCAGCCGACGTGGATCAGCGAGATCGCCGGCATCGTGTCCCGCGGCCGCCCCCTCGTCGAGGGCACAGGCGGGGCGCTCGGCGCCGGCGAGAACGGCATCACCGTCAACTGGCCGTACTTCGACGGAGACCTCGCCGCGATCGTGGCCCAGCAGACCGCGGAGAAGGCCGAGGTCAACTCCGTCAAGGTCTCCATCAAGAAGGGCGCGGCGGACCTGGTCACGTGGGCCGCCGGCTCGGACGTGGCGCTCCAGCTGATCGAGCGGTCCGAGCCCGCCTACCTCGACGCGCTGCTGCGCATCTACGCCGCGGCCTACGGCGTGGAGACCGAGATCGCCTTCGAGACCCAGGTCGCCGCGGCCTCCGCCGCGGACGTCGCCTACGACCCAGCCGCGGCCGGCGCCTTCTTCCAGGCCGTCGTGGCCGCATGGGCCAAGGTCGAGGACGCCACCGGGCAGGGGCCGTCCGTGATCGGCGTCCGCGCCGACTCGTGGGCCAGCGTCGCGGGCGCCCTCGACGACAACGGCCGCCCGCTGTACCTGGCGACCAACCCGGCCAACGCCGGCGGCACCGGGTCCCCGGCCGGGTTCAGCATCGCCGGCGTACCCATCGTCCGCATGTACGCCAACACCCCCAAGCCGGCGTACGTCTTCAACGGGGCCGCGGCCCGCTGGGTCGAGGACGGACCCCGCACCATCGACGCCCTGGCCGTCTCCAAGCTCGGCCGCGACGTCGCGATCTACGGCTACGGCAACACCGCGCCCTTCCTCCCCAAGGGCATCGTTTCGCTGACCAACAACGCCGCGGCCGCGGCCCGCACCAAGTAGGGGACCGCCCGCCGGGCGGGAGACCAGGCGACCCGCCTCCCACCGTCTCCCGCCCGGCGAGCAACCCGCACTCGAATCGAGCAGAAGGGGCCACCTTGACCGCGTGGGCGAGCGTGGAAGAGGCTCACGCCGCGTGGCGTGAGTCCACCGCCGTGGACCCCGCGCGCCTGGGGGAGCTGCTCACCATCGCCACCGACGTCCTGACCGTCTACGCCCACCGCGGCGACCTGGACACCGCGACCGGCGACCCCACCCCCGCCGCCCTGCCCCGCCTGCGGGAAGCGTGCATCCTTCACGCCAAGGATCTGTGGTCCGTCATGACGTCCACCACCGGAGACGTCATCGGGTTCGACGCCTACGCGCTGCGCCGCCGGCCCCTCTCCGACCAGGTGAAGCTCCTCATGGACCCGCCCACCGGCCTCCCCCGGGTCGGGTGAGTCGTGAGCGTCTCCGGCGTCCGCGCCCACCTCGCCCAGGTCCTCGCCGCCGCGGTCCCCGCCGGCGCCGTCGTCCGCGCCTACCCGCTCGCCCTCGACGCCGTCGAAGCCACGACGCTCCTCGTCGGCATCGTGGCCGTGGACCCGCCCGGCATCGCCTGCCCGTCCGACGCCGTCACCTGCGAGGTGCTCGCCGTCGTCCCCACCCGCGAACCGGGCACCGCCGACGACGACCTCGACACCCTGCTCGACCTGCTCACCCCCGCCCTCGACGCCCTGGGCAACGTCACCCGCGGCACCACCGAGCGGGTCACCTACCTCGACACCTGGCCCGCCTACCGCATCCCCCTGGAGTACGTGACATGAGCGCCGTTCACTACGTCGTCAAGACCCTCACCGTCGCGATCAAGGTCGGCACCGGGCAGGTGCGCGACGTCGAGTGCGCCGTGCGCGGCGTCTCGATCCTGGAGTCCCACGACGAGGCCTCCGGCGCCACCGCCTGCCCGGACGGCTCCTGGTCGGACATCGGCCCGTCCCGCTACCAGCTGCAGGTGGACTTCAACATGCCCGCGCAGCTGGCACCGGACTCGTTCTGGCGGGTCCTCTGGGACGGAGAGGGCAAGCCCGCGCAGATCGACTTCGAGCCCAACCCGACCGGGGACCCCGGCCGCCTCATCATCTGCCAGGTCCCCGCGCTCCCCGGCGTCGGCACCGCACACAACGTCGGCGCCAACTCCGAGGTGTCCGTGACCCTGCCCCTGTCCGGCAAGCCCGCGATCACCGACCCCGTCGCCCCGTAGGCCGGCCGATGCAGGCCGCCGCAGACCTCGCCGCCAGCGAGGACCACGTCCACGCCGCCGCCGCCGCGTCCCTCACCGACGCGACCGCGGCCGGCGTCGCCGTGCTGCGCTCGGCCCGCGCGCCCTACCCCTACCGCTACGCCGACCGCATCGCCGCGTCCGCCCGCGCCACCAACCCGCGCCGCACCAAGGGCGGGCAGGTCCTCACCGCCCAGGTGAAGGTCGGCGGCCGGTCGCAGGCCTTCTCCGGCGGGGCGAGCATCTCCCAGCTGGTGTGGGGGGCGGAGTTCGGAGCCAAGGGCGGGGACGTCGTCCGGGTCCGCCTCTCGACCGGCGCGTCCCGGTCCGTGTCGGCCCGGTCCTTCTCCCGCTACGCGCGCCGCGCCCAGTCCCAGTGGACCACCGTCAACGAGAAGGGCCGGCGCCGCACGAGCGTGCGCGGCACCGGGGAGCAGACCCGGATCACCGACGTCCGCAAGGGCGGCCTCCCGTGGTTCCCGCCGCGCCGCCGGGACGGCTGGTTCCTCACCCCGGCGCTCGACGACGCCGAGGGCCGCCTCTGGTCCGACACCGACGCCGCGTTCATCCGCGCCCTGGACCAGGGGTAGAGCCGTGGCCGTCCGGGACTACATCGCCAAGTACGTCGCCGACCTCACCGGCTACCGCCTCGAGCCCGCGATCCGCGAGACCGAGCAGCTGGAGAAGGCCACCGACACCGCCGCCGACGCCGCGGTCCGCGACTGGAAGCGCATCAGCGACTCCTCCGCGGACGCCGCCCGACGCATCGACACCTCCACCGACCGCATCAAGCGCGACACCACCGGCAAGCTGGGCGAAGCCGGCCGCGAGGCCGGGGACGAGTTCGCCCAGAACCTCGGGGAATCCGTCTCATCGGGGGACATCTCCGGCCTGCTCTCGGGCACGGTCGGCGGCCTGGTCGGCACCTTCGGCAAGGGCGGACCGATCGCGATCGCGATCGCCTCCCTGGCCGGCGTCGGCGTCGGCGTGTTCCAGGCGTGGCAGCAAGCCGCGCAGGACGCCGCCGCCGCCGCGCAGACCGCCTTCGATCAGCTCAAGGAAGGCGCCGCCCGGGAGGCGAAGCTGCGCCAGGTCCTCGAAGACCGGTTCGGTTCCTACGTGGAGGGACTGGAGCAGCTGTCCCGCTACTCCGACGCGACCGGCCGGTCCGTGGACGACCTCGCGGACGGCCTCATCGACGGCGGACCCAAGGCCCGCGCGATCGCCGCCGACGCCCGCGAGACCGCAAAGGCCTACTTCGAGTCCGAGGGTTCCCTCGGACGCAACAGGTCCCTCCTGCGCGACATGGCCGACGACTACGAAGACCGCGCCACGTCCCTGGAGCGCGCCG